AATCAGTATATTGATAGTTCCTGGCTTCCAGGTGGAGAATTAACTCCAGACCAATTCAAACAACTTAAAGAATCTGTTAAAGCTGAATTAGAAACAGCCAAAGAGAATGGTGCTTCTGTTGAAGATCTTCTTGCTATTAGTAAAAAACTTCCTGCAAGAGGTATCATGATTGATGATTATGCTGAGCTTAATTTAGACAGAAAAGCAGGTGCTAGATACTATTATGATAAACTTAAAGAAGCAAAAGATAAGAAAGATCAAACCGGCTCAAGTGGGTCACCATCATTTGATGACTTATGTGACCAAATGGATGGGGATGCAGATGGTGAAGGCCTACCTGACCACAGTACATGGGATGAGTTTGAGAACCTTAGCGAAGCAGAACAGAAGCTTATTGATAAGCAGTTACAGAAAGTCCTTGGAGATGCCAAAGAACAAACTCTCAAGAAAAGAGGATCAGTTCCCGGTGAAATTGAAGGGGTCATTGTCATTGAGGAAATAGTAGCACCTAAGTTTGATTGGAGAGGTTATATCAGAAGATTTACCGGAATCAGCACTAAAGTCTTTACTAAAAAGATTAGAAGAAAAGAGAATAGAAGATTCTCTGAAAATCCAGGTCTTAAGATAAAGATGAAACAACACATGTTATTAGCTATTGATACCTCAGGTTCAGTAAGTGATTCTGAGCTAAAAGAATTTATGAATGAGATTCATCATATCTATAAAGCAGGTGTTGATATTACTATAGTGCAGTGCGATACCAGTATCCGTAGCATTGAACCTTATAAAGGTAAGAATGACCTTAAAGTACATGGAAGAGGTGGTACTCAATTTGATCCCGTCCTCAATTATTATAATGAAAACAGTAAAAAGTATACAAGCCTAGTATATTTTACTGATGGAGAGTGTGATGCAAATGTAAAACCAAAAGGTAATGTCCTTTGGGTTATATCAGAGAGATCAGCGTTAAATGAAGACCTTCCCGGAAAAGTGATCAAACTTGAACTTTAATTCCAATTTTATTACTTAATCACATTTTTTATGTATATTTGTATATGAAGTTAAAACATCAAAAACAGGATATACATAAGAAGTGTGGAGTGTATATCATAAGTACAAGTTCCCATAGATACGTGGGTAGCAGTGTTGATATATACTCTAGATATAAACAGCATTTAAATTCTCTAAAGAGGGGTAATCATTACAATGAATTTCTTCAAAGAGTGTATAATTTGTATAGAGAAGAAATGACTTTTACTGTTATTGAATTTTGTGAAAACTATCTTGAGAAAGAAGCACATTACATTAATTATTATGAATGTGATATCAATGCTGAAAGAGATCCTGTAAGTAGAAAAAAGAGTGAAATCACAAAAGAAAAGTTGAGAATGGCTAACACTAATAAAAGGTTAGGTAAGGACAATCATGCTTCAATTAAGGTATATCAATATACGTTAGATGGTTGTTATGTAAATGAGTACAGTAGTATAAGGGAAGCTGCATTAGCTGTTAACGGTAATGAGCAGTCCATAGGAGATGCTGCAAGTGGAAATTATAAATCTTCTAGGGGTTTTCAATGGAGAAAGGAAAAGTTTGATGTTATATCAAGTATTTCTAAGAGAGATAGAAAACCATATTCAATTAAGAAGATTAGCATATTTGATGGAGTTGAAACAACTGTTGTATCAAGTATTAAAGAAGCTGCACTATTATTAAATGCCAATGAAGGCACAGTTAGAAAAGCTCTTACACATGGATTTAAGTGTAAAGGCAAGGTAATTAAATTAGAATTATAAAAACAAAAGTTATGAGTCAAGTACAATTGAATGTAGAAGAATTAAAAGATTTTATCAAACACATGGTTAACAATAACCAGCATATTCAAGCTCAAGGAAAAGTTCCTGTAGCAATTAACATTGAGGGTGATGCCGGTCTTGGCAAGACTTCTGCTATTATGCAGTTGGGTAAAGAGATGAATATGCAAGTTGTAAAACTTAATTTATCTCAATTGGAAGAGTTAGGTGACTTGGTTGGTTTTCCTGTGAAAGAATTTGAAATTCAGAATGCTGAAGGAAAAACTAAATGGATTGGTGAAGCACAAGTACAAATGGCTTTACAAAAAGGTTTTAAAGTTGTGGCTAAGAGAATGTCTCATGCTGCTCCTGAATGGATTCAAGGTAAAGGTGAGGGTGGCTTCTTAGTATTGGATGACTATACTCGTGCGGATTAACAAAATATGCAGTCTAATAGTGTTAGTGTGAATAATTTAAATATCTTTGTGATATGGAAAAATTAAACACACAGACTCTTAAGACAGCATTAAAGAGTATAGGAGTCTATAAAATTAAAATTAATGATAAAGAGTACATCGGTAGCTCTTGTAATATTGGTCACAGGTTAAAACACCATTTGTGGTCTCTTGAAAACTTAAAACATCACAATAGAACAATGCAAAACTTGTACAACAAGTATGGTAAAGAAGAACTTTACTTTACTATTGTAGAAGAGTGTTCAGATGATATTTTAATAGAAAGAGAAGCTTACTACATTAGTACACTTAATCCTTACATAAATCATATATTAGATCCACAAACTTTAGTTAGGGATGATATATATAAACAAAGGTTAAGTGCGGCTAAGAAAAAAGCTTATGCAAATGGTTTAAAACCTCACAATCTTAAAGCAGTACATAAATATTCACTTGATAAAGGTGATTATTTAGAAAGTTTTGAATCTCTTACAGCCGCTGCTAAGTCTATTAATGCTAAAAGTATTAATGGTATAAAAGCAGTTTGTAAAGGTGATGTATCTTCTGCAGGAGGATTTATATGGTCTTTTACTTATAACATCAATATGTTATATAGACTGAAAGAGTACAAATTACAACCAGTATTACAATTTACTACTGATAATATTTTTATCAAAAAATGGGAGTCTATAACTGAAGCAAGTAAAGAACTTGGTATCTCTAATATTAATAGAGCAATATCTAAGGACTTAACTGCTGGAGGGTATAGATGGAAAAAAGCATAAAGCGGGTGGTCCGCAATAAATTCCGTGAATTCAGGGAAACTCCAGAGATGGACAATCCTGAGCCAAGCCTTATAGGGATATAAGGAAGGTGCAACGACTAGTGTATGGAGTCTAGAACAGACAGTAAAACACCAAGAGCGCGGAACACATAGAAATATGTGATGATATAGTCTGACCTGTAGATATAATCTAAAAGAAACTACAGAATCATAGGATAAAGAGCCTATGAGTTAACAATAATGCACCGCTTTATGCAAGCAACAATGGAAATCTTGGACCGTCAAGAATATGTATCATGGAAGCTTCCTAAGAACTGGCATGTTATCTTGACTACTAATCCAGACAATGGTGACTATAATGTTACCTCTTTGGATGTAGCTCAAAAGACCCGCTTTGTGTCTGTTGAGTTGAAATATGATGTGAATGTTTGGGCTAAATGGGCTGAGACTGCAGGTATTGATGGTAGATGTATCAACTTTATGTTGATGAACCCGGAGCTTGTTACACAACGTGTTAATCCAAGATCTGTGACTACATTCTTTAATGCTATCAGTTCTATTCCCAAGTTTGAAGACAGCTTGCCTATCATTCAAATGATTGGTGAAGGTTCTGTAGGAGTAGACTTCAGCTCTATGTTCACTATGTTTATTAATAACAAGTTGGATAGAATCATTAGTCCTGAAGATATCATGACTAAGGATGAGCAGTATGTGATGAATGCTCTCACAAATGCAGTAGGTCAAGATGATGACTTCCGTGCTGATATTTCTAGTGTGATTTCTACAAGGATTATTAACTATTCTTTGGTGCATGCAGAAAATAAATCAGTTCCGGATCCAATGATCAACCGCTTGGTAAAATTAACCACAGACTGTAAGGCATTTACTGATGACTTGAGATATTTTATGATCAAGGAGATTGTAAATGGTAACAAGTTGAAGTTCAGCAAGTTGATGATGAACAACAATGTTGTTAAAATGGCAGTTAAGTAATAATCAATCAGGGGAGGTAACACTCCCCTTTTTAAACTATTAAGAATGGATAAAAATATTTTAGTTATAAAAAGTAATGACCTAGAAACTCACTTTGAAAGTAATACTACTCAGGAAATAACTTTTAATATAGAAAGTTTTCTTGGTGATTTTAATGCAGAGAGCAGTAGTTTGTTGAATATTGTAAAAGAACCTTATGTTCCTCAAAAAGGAGATAAGATTTATTTCTTACCCCAGGTAAGTGTTCCAAGAGTTAAATTTAAGAATGTCTCTGTAGAGTATGGTATCAAAACTGTGAGAGATCCTAAGGCAGCTAATGTTTTCTTTGGTTGTTCTAGAAGTATTCATAGTATGACTAATAATGTGTGGCATTACCGAGCACAAGTCAAAGATTTTCTTGAGTTCATTAAAGTTATAGACCATAGACTAGATGATCATACTAGAGATGTACTTGAAACAGCATTAGAATTCTATGAAAAAGATCATATTGGTGTTAGTTGGAACATCATGAACTGTATGGTTGCTACTGTACCGGATGCACAAGTAAGCAGACATAGTCAAAGACTTGTTTATATTGATGATGATTACAAAGAAGAATTTATCAATCTTCAATTAATTAAGATCTATGATGAGTCTAGTGTAATTGATATCCTAAATGGCGAAGAGGCTACAGTAATTGATGAGCCTATGTATGAACATCTCCGTGAAATGTTTAATAGTTCAGATACAGATAATCATGTACTTGCTATGGAGATCATGGCAAATTCTAAGTACACTGAAAGTTTGATTTATCTTGAGCTATTGTTTCATTTCCATGCTAACAGAATGATGGATAGCACTACTAAAAACCATGTCAACTTTAAGTCCCTTGTAAGTTATTTGGGTAAAGAGTTGAGATATCTTTATACAGATCTTGATGGGGTTGTTGACAGCTTGATAAAGAAAGATCAGTTTACTCCAGATAAAATGGAAATTGTCATGAATCATCTGAATGGGATTATTACTCAAACAGGAGATAGCAAGCATTTTACTGTAAAGACTATCACTATTCATCCTGATTTTATTGCTCAGTTAGGTACTAACTTTACTTATCAAGTACAAGATGACTATATTAGTCCTGAAGTTCCTGTTGAAATGGAAGAAGAAGAAAGAGTATCTGTTCCGGAAATTGAAACTATAGTTGATGAAGAAGATCTCTTAGAAGAAGCTATCACTAGAGTTGAAAGAGCAGACAACAAAGCTGTATTAGTGGAACTTGAAGAGCAAATACAAGCTTCAGAACCTGTATCAAATAACAATCAAATAACACAAACAAATGAGTCTAATGACCTTGACTGGTTCTGATGAACTAGAATTATTCTACAAAAAACCATTTTGGTTTAGTTACAGTAGCATTAATAAGCTATTGTTCTCACCTAGGATGTTTTACAGTCATTATGTTTTGAATCAGAGAGAAGACAGTACAGACGCGCACCTGGTAGCAGGGCGTGTCTTACACTGTCTCTTATTTGAGCCAGACAATTATGACAAGCAATTTATTAGCATGCCAGGTAAATATCCTACGGATAGCCAAAGAAAGATTATTGATACTATTTTCAAGTACCATTGTACTGTTGGAAATAATACATTATCTTTGGATGATTACTCTCAAGAAATACTCACAGAACTCCTTACAGCAAATCTCTACCAGTCTCTTAAAACAGATGCTCAAAGACTAGATAAAGTTCTTACACCAGAAAATAAATCTTACTTTGATTTCTTAAAAGAAAGTCTTGATAAGACTATAGTTGATGAGGTTACTTTGAATAATTGCAAAGAATCTCTGATAGAACTAAAGTCTAATCAAGCAGTAAGAGCCCTTTTACAATTGGATAAAACTCCTAATGATGTTCACATAAAAACATTTAGTGAGCACATGATTAGTGTTAATCAGGAGCATTTACCATTTGGCTATAAGGGTATCTTAGATAATGTGGTAATGGACTATGAAACCAAGACCTTATTTATCAATGACTTAAAGACAACAGGTAAAGATATTGCATCTTTCCCGGAGTCTGTAAGCTATTATAAGTATTGGATTCAGGCAGCCATTTATCACAAGCTTGCCTGGGAGAATTTCATTAAACCACTTCCAGATGCTGTTGAATGGAATATAGTAATTACATTCATAGTAATTGATAAGTACAACCAAGTGTATCCTTACCAGGTAAGCAAAGAATCATTAGAGATGTGGTTAGCTGACTTTGAAGACATAGAAGATAAGATAAAGTATCACTATGTTAACAGAGAATACAAGTTACCATATGAACTAGCAATTGGTAATGTAAAACTGTAGATCATGAGATTAAATACGCTTTATAGCAAATACTTTCAAAAGTCCAAGATATTCCTGTATCCGCTCTTGGAAATTAAAAGAGGAAGTATAGTTCCTACTGAAACTTATTTAAGTTGGGGTAGTAGCTATGCTCCCGAGGATATGAAATTAGTATGCAACTACAAACCAGAAGACACAGATAAGTATAACAGCTTTGAAAAGAATGTGTTGTTAAAACATACCAGATTAGCTGACTATGTTAAGGTGGATGAGGAGCATACTATATTTACATTTGATTTTTCTGATTATGAAAATGAATGGAGACATTTCATTAATGGTAAGTACAGCCAGATGAGTGAATCTGTAAAGCGTAAGATCTTAAATTATTTTGAAAAGCACAGTGGTAATCATGTTTATGTAGAAAGCTACTTATATCCTGAGAAGTATATGAAAAAGTATGCTGAGCTATTAAATGTACCTGTAGAACTCCTTATTTCTGTTGGTGAACTCTGTGACAAGCCTGATTTAGAAAAAGAAAAGTTACTGATAGAAGTAGCAGATTTGGAAAACTTGAAAATTCTAGATTAATTTGTATTAAATTTATAAAAAAAACTAACACATGAGTGAAAACACAATGATGCTTGTCCAAGCTACTTGGCAAGAAAATCAAACTTTTAGAATGATTCCTATTAGTGAGTCATGTCCATATGTAGAATGTATCTTTGATCCGGGAACTAAGGTTTTTGTTATCATCTCTAAGATTAAGAGAGTGTCTCTACAGATGCTTCCTAAATTGGATGAGTATGGTCAACCTATTACAGGAGCAAAAGGACACAAGGAAGAAAGAAACAAGATTGAAGTATTCCAAGAGTTCTACATTGAAGACAAAGCAGCTGTTGACAGCTTGATTCAATTGTTTGCAGTTAATGCAAAGAAGTTTGATTACAAACAATTTATGGCAGTAGAAGCAGCTGAGTAATCAGTCTATAACCTAAACTAAAATGGGGTGGATGCAATGCAACTGCCCCTTTTTTATGCAGTAAAGGGGGGACAGCTTAACTGAACATTTGTATTATGGTAAAGTATAAAATAAGTAAAAGGCTTAGTCAAGCAGCATACAGAAGATGTTCTTCAAGATATAATTGCTGGAGTAGCACAACATACTCAGTAAAAATTATAACCAGTATTAACTGTGAATGTTGTAGTAAAGGACATAAAGAAACTCAATTCTTATGTGCTGATCATGTTAAAGATCCTGAGAAATTTTTACCTCGGACTGTAACTGCAAATCTCTACATATCTCAATTAGCAGATCCAATTGTTAATGAATTATTTGTTAAAATATGAGCCGTACACATTGGGTAATGGATTATGAGACTCTCAGCAATTGTTTCATAGCCTGCTTTGAAAGCGTCAAGTCTGAGGACCGTGAGATATTCACAGTGCACAAAGACAAAAATGAAATAGCAGAGTTTATTGCATTTCTTGAACGGAACATTCAGCTACAAGAATGGCATGTATCTTTTAATGGTCTTGGATTTGACAGTCAGATTACTGAACATGTCCTTAGAAATGCTGGTATGTTATCTTTTATGGATGGTGAAGAGATTGCTGAATTTATTTACAGCAAAGCACAGGATGTAATTGGTAGACAAAACCGTCAGGAGTTTCTAGAGTTTAGTTTGCGGGACCTACATATTAACCAGGTAGATGTCTTTAAACTAAATCACTGGGATAACAATGCTAAGAGAAGTTCTTTAAAGTGGATTCAGTATACCATGGATTGGAAGAACATAATGGACATGCCAATTCATCACACTGCTGAAGTTACTGTTGATCAGATTCCAGAGATTATAACCTATTGTATTAATGATGTTAGATCTACTAAGCAAATCATGCAGCTCAGCAAGAGTCAGATTGAACTTAGAAAGACTTTGACTGAAGAATATAATATCAATCTATTTTCTGCATCTGAGCCAAGGATTTCTAAAGAGTTGTTCTTGCACTTCTTAAGTGGTCACACTGGGATTAAAAAGTGGGACCTTAGACAAATGAGAACTCACCGTCCTAAGATTGTTGTTAAGGATATTATACTTCCTTATATTCAATTCAAGACAGCTACATTTGAGAATCTGTTACAGAAGTTTCAAGATGTAGTTATCTATCCGGGTGAAACTAAAGGAGGGTTTAAGTATTCTGTGCAGTATAAAGGAGTCAAGACTGATTATGGTCTTGGTGGTATTCATGGTGCTAGGTCTGCTAAGGTATATGAGTCTACGGAAGATATGGTTATCATGACAAGTGATGTTACCAGTTTCTATCCTAATCTTGCTATTAGGAATAGATGGTCTCCGGGACATTTACCACAAGAAGAATTCTGTGACCTGTATGAATGGTTCTTTGAAGAAAGAAAGAAGATTCCTAAGAAAGATCCTAAGAACTATGTATATAAGATTATCCTAAACTCAACCTATGGTTTGAGCAATGATGAGAATAGCTTCCTATATGATCCTGAGTTTACTATGAGGATTACTATTAATGGTCAGCTAAGTCTTACCATGTTGTATGAGATGATCTGTGAAGAAATCCCTAATGCAATTCCACTAATGCAGAATACAGATGGTCTTGAGACTTTAATCCCAAGAGAGTATGTAGACAAGTATATGGATATCTGTGCAAGATGGGAGAAGCGTACACTACTTCAGCTAGAACATGATAAATATTCTAAGATCATCCTTGGTGATGTGAATAATTACATTGCTATTACTGAAGATGGTAAAGCTAAGAGTAAGGGTAGGTTTGAGTATAAAGATTTAGCTCTACATAAGAACAAGAGTTTTCTCATTATACCAAAAGCTATCCAAGCTTATTTTGTAGATGGTATTAAACCTGAAGATTTCTTAGCTCAAAACCAAAACATATTTGATTACTGTGGTGGTGTTAAGATTAAAGGAGACTGGGAGTTCTATGAACACTCTATTGTTAATGGAGAACACTCTATTGAACAGTTACAGCATACCATAAGATATTTTGTTTCCAATTCCGGGTCAAAGATTGTAAAGAAAAACAATACTGATGGGAGAGAAATCCAGGTTGAGGCCGGGAAGTGGATGCAGACTATCATGATTGATTATGTTGAGAAAGATTTTGCTGAGTATGATATCAACACAAAGTATTATCTAGAGAACATATACAAAGAAATAAGGTCCTTAGAACCTATTAATAACCAACTAAGTTTATTTTAAAATGCCAAAGAAAATTCAAGATTGCACAAAAGCACATTTGATTAGTATTGACCTACCGGTTCATGGTGATAGCTACACAGTTATTAGCCATGAATCAGTAATAAATTATGCATATACAGAACTTGCTAACGCAGGTTTTGGTATTGTACAAGAAGAGTATAGAGCAACTGCAGATGGTCAGATTGCTCAGGGTATCTATAAATTACAATATAATAGTGACCCAGAATTATCTATGATGTTTGCTTGGACTAATAGTTATAACAAACAAGTAAGATTTAAGTGTGGAGTTGGTGCATATGTGAACCAAACCGGCACCGTGATGGTGTGTGGAGACATGGGAAGTTGGGCCAGAAAACATACTGGTACAGCAGATGCAGAGACTATCCAAACTATTAAGGAGCAGATTGCTCATGCTCAGATGTATTATAATCAGTTAGTATCTGATAAAGAAGTAATGAAGGGCATCTCTATGAATAAGAGAAGACAAGCACAGATGCTTGGTATCCTGTTTGCAGAGTATCAGATCCTTACTACTGAACAAGCTAGTATGATCAGAAATCAAATGGACAAACCAAGTCATGTGTTTGAAGACTCCAATAGTTTGTGGGCATTTTATAACTATGTAACTATAGCATTACAGCATTCTCATCCTAAAACATGGATGGAAGATCAAAGAGTTCTGCACTATTTTATTTCTAGTGTTAATAACTTTAACACAGCTCCTATTCCTCAACCAGTTGTTGAAGCTCCCATAGATCCATTAACTACAAATTATGGTGAGCCAGAGAATCAGCTCAATATTTTGACTGAAATTGAGAAAACAGAAGCTGAGGAAACTTCATTAGAATTAGAGCTAAGTATAACTAATTTAGAAATAAATGAGTTTAACTTAGAAAATAACTTAAATGATTCTAATGTTGAAGAAATAGCTAATGAAGTTATAGAAGAAACAATAACCTATACTGATCCTGTAGGTAATACTTTTGAGACACCAGTTTTTAATTCAGAAGTTGAAGAAGCTAAAACACTTGATGTAGATTTCATGACTCTTTCTGCTGAAGATGATGACTTTGAAGATTTTCAAGAAGGTGTGCATCAAGATTGGTTAGCTGTAGATCCAAATGTAAAGTCTTTACAACCTACGCCAGAAGATCATGTACAGTTTGAAGCTGACCTAAGTAAACTTGAAGTAGAAGTAGAAGCTGATGATTTTGATTTGTCAAGTGGTATAGAAGATGAGGAATATGGTGATGTTCCTGACTTCTTTTAGTAAATAATTTTTTTCACCACTAAGGGGATGCAGAAATGTGTCCCCTTTTTTTTAACTTTGACTATGAAAGAACAATTACAAAAAGTGGAGATATTTCACAATGCTTTTGGGCAAGAAAACGGTAAATGGCCACAACCATTAAGTGAGCATGAGTTTAATCTTAGACACTCTCTTATGAAAGAAGAGAATGATGAATACTTAGAAGCTTGTTTTAAGAACTCACTAATAGAAATTGCTGATGCACTAGGTGACCAGTTATACATTCTTTGTGGAACTATCCTTAAGCATGGTATGCAACATGTCATAGAAGATGTATTTAATGAGATTCAAGCAAGTAACATGAGTAAGTTAGGCAATGATGGTAAGCCTGTTCTCCGTGAAGACGGTAAAATATTAAAAGGAAGTCAATATTTTAGACCTGACTTATCTAAATTCATTAAAGTGAAATGACTTTTCTCAACTCTCATCCAATTAAAAAATCTGACCTTGGCTTTCATGGTAACTTGTTTGGAGGTAAACTTCTGGCATGGATTGATGCAGCTGCTGCTGGTTATGCAATGCAGTTATGTGACACTCCAAGAATGGTTACTGTAAGTATTGACCAATGTAATTTTGAAAAGCCTGCAAGAGAAAGTCAACTGCTTAAGATATATGGTAAACCGTCTAAAGTGGGAAATACATCATTGTCCTTATATATGGAAGCTAGAGCACACAATGTTTATACAGGTGTCCAGTCTTTAGTTTTAAAAACAAATATTACTTTTGTACATATTGATGAAGAGGGTAACCCTATTCCAATAGGAGAAAAAGGTAGAAGAAGAATTACAAATCTGATAGAAGATGAGTCCACAACAACTAAAGAAACTCCTTATTGAAGCTTACTTAGCCGGTGCTGAAAGCATGTATTGTGGGTGTATTCCTGCAACCACAAAAGCTGATGCAAGAGATTGGTTTGAAGAAAACCACCAGTTATTTCAAGAAACTGACAAGAAGAAAAAAGAAAATAATAGGGGAGAGATTTAGGTCTTTCCCCTTTTTTTCTGTTCCGAGTAACTCTGCTATCTAACAAAGGTTGATTGGAAACTTTTCACAGCTTGATCAGGTGTAAAGTTATATCCAGAGAAGCCCATTACTTTTAAAAATGCAGCCCAAGCTTTGTTATCTCCTTTCTTCCAAATACCTGTATCTCTTTTATATTCTTCAGCAATGTTCCAAGGGAGTATCTGAGAATATAATTTAGTAGCTCTATCAATAGTGCCCATTACAGCAGATGGTGATTTAAAGATACGGTAGAAATCTGCAGGGCTTACATAAGCTAGTGTCTCACTGCGCATTCTCATTGCTTGGTATAATGCAAAGTTGTATGCATAAGTTTTCTCAATCTCTGATTTTTCATCATCATCTCCACCACCTAATGCAGCTAACAAAGCTAGGATAACTCCTAATGAAGCAACAATACCAGCTTCCATAGCTACTTTTCTAATCTGAGCTTTCTCAAATGGTGTGTATCCTGTCCATCTAGAACCTACTTCTAGCTTATAAGTAATTAAGTCTCTACCTAATGTTCTCCAGAATGTGCGGTACATACCTTCTGTTTCTCCACCAAGCTCTTCATCATAAGATAAGTCTTTGTATCTTCTTTTGATACCTGGATACATGTGCTTTCTATACATCATAAGTAATCTTCCTAATGCATATCTCTGAGCGGTACCCTTATCAAAGTCATTATAGACACCATGCATTCTTTTATTGAGGGCATGTAGTCTATTCATTACATCTTGGCGGTCTCTTTCTTCAAAGTCAACTTTAACTATGTTGCCATCAGCATCTTCTTTCTCAAGTTCAACTTTGTATTTTTTTACCTTCTTACCGTTCTCATCCTTTTCAATCTCAAAAAGATCAGGACCATACTTCTCATGTGCTGCTAATAGTGTAATCTCTTCTCCTGTTGCTTTATCAATTACTTTTGTACCATCCATAAGAGCAAGCATTGTTTTTACCTGAATCTCATGCTCAGCAAAGTTCTGATTAAAGAATAGAGTGTTGGTTCTAAATAACTTATTAGCTACACTTGCAGATACATCTCTACCATATTGATCTTTAAATGTACCTTGGATTGGGTCATATCTTTCAATCAGTTTACCCAACCAGCTTTCTGGTTTAAGTTTACCAAAGTCAGATATGCATCCACCTACTGTAGACCAATATTTTACATTACCCTTGCGCAAGTTTTTACCATTGAAGTATTGACCACCTGCAGCCTCAATTAGAACCTGAATATTACCTTGGATATTATTTGCAAGACCTTTGAGTAAGTCCAGTGATAATGTAGTAACAGCAGCTATACCCATAGCAGTATTAGTAAGTTTAGATATCTCTAAATTCCAGAGCTTTTCTGCTTTTTGAGATTCTCCATACACAACCATCTCTAAGAATGCATCTAAGTGATTCTTAGAATATGAATCCCCATTCATGCGGATAGGTTCATCATAACCTAAGCTTTTTGCAGCCTTATTAATCAAAGCTTGACCCTTAGCATTTGTTATTGGAGTAGCTCTTTGATTAATGATAGTTCTAAAAGCACTAATTTCAGAGTGCATTTTATTCATAGCATTGTATCTTCTGGCCATTGAACCAAATCTTAGCACAGAACTTAACAAATCTACACTGACATCATCTATATCAATGTTCTGAGTATAGTATACAGGAAGCATGTGTTGGCTTTCTGCAGATAGAGTAGCATTACCATACTCTTCATCCCAACTTTGAATAACTGAAGCTTCACTAACTCCGGCTTTTGTAGCATTAACAATACCATTTCTTTGCATTCTTTCCCAACTACTCATAGGAATAGATGGTAAGATATAACCAGGTTTTTGATTATCAGGTAAAAGCTCTTGGTCTTTAAAATATTCATCAGTCAAGTACTTATGGAACTCACCTTGTGGAGAAATGGGATTACCATTATCATCATAAAGCTTTTGCCATTTTTCATTTAAGTACTTATCACTTGGCTCTGCAAGTTCTCTTGTAAATCTTTTGATACCAGTTTTTGGATCTGTAGTTTCTACAGTTTTTAACCATTCATCATACTCTTCAGAAGTTCTAATTCCTTTATCTACTTCTTTTTGTTTTTCAGCTTTAATTGCAGCAATTTCTTCTGCAGATTTTGGTTTAGTATTAAGAGCATACCAGGTACTTCTAGCTTTGCTCCAATCTTTTATAGCTTTCTTATACACTTGTTCTTCAACAGGAGTAGCATCTTCTGAGAGTTGTGGTCTAGGATTATTTTTATACCACTCACTTAAAGCTTTATTGTACTTTGTTATATCATACTTTTGTACAAAGCCCATTTGCTTTTTAAAAATAACCTCACCAGTTTCTTTGTCTCTTTTAACTCTACCATTAGGTTCTAAACTCAGTGTCTCAACAACCTCATATATACCCTCATTTAATGCAGCAACATCATTCACAGACCTTCCTGTTTTACGCATGAACTCTTCAAGCTGATCAACACCTTCTTCTTTTTGCACAATGTCATCCATTCTTGCTTCTTCAAAAGCAGACTTGATCATTTTAGCAAATAGAGCTAGGGCACTGTCTTCAGAACTGATAAGTGGGTTGATGAGAAAATCAAAAATGCTCTCATCTTTTACAGCCATTTTTAATACTTCCTGTAGTTTTTCCTTATCCAAAAGCATGCCTTGCCATTTGTCTAGGGTAGTTTGTTCCCTTGCAATTCTTTTTTCTTTTGTAGCATCATTTGCATCAGAGTCTTCTATCTCTTTAATCCTTCCCTGTAATGCTTTAATGTTCTCTCTAATACTTTTGTTACCTGCAGTAGATCTGAAGTTTACTAATACCTCTGCCATAAGAGGAATAGCTTCATCAACAAAAGCAGCTTTGATGTTATTTCTAATAGTGATTGCTGCTGTTAGTTTGTCTTGAGGAGTAAACTCAGATTCTGGCTTACCAATAACAGGAGTACTAAAAAAGTTTTTTACATCAACTTTATTAATCTCATCTAAGATACTATAGTTATTTGCAAACTCACTAACTGCTACTAGTTTATCAAGAGCTTGCTTTCTATCATAGTTACCCTCTTTAATATTCTTGAGTACTTTAGCCATTACTTCAGATATCTCTTTAGCCTTTTGGTAACTGTCCTCAATAAAAGCATTGATTGCATCAACGCCATCAAGGTCATCAACAAGTTTTCTTAGTGCTTTTAGCTCAAGTTCCTTTTTAGTTTGGTTCTTAACTTTTCTACCAGCCAAGTCTTTTTGTTTTTGCTTAAGGAAGATTCTGGCATTTTTAAGAGCATCTGCAAAAGTTTTTGATTCTTCTGATACTTCCTCATCTTCTAAATCTTCAAAGTCATCTTCAGTTGCTCCTTGTGGTGGTTCATTTAAATCTTCCCTGTCACCATATCTTTCATCCCAAAGCTCACGTGCTCTGACCTCATTATTCTCAGCTTCAGCAAGAACTTCTTTCCACTCATCTGAATTTTTATTTGGGCAACTTCCTAACATAACTTATCTAATATTTCCATTACTTTATTGTACTCTTCCATTGTTTTAGCTTTCACTAAATTATTCAATAAATCCTTAACATCATAACCAATGATGGCCAATTGTTCTGCTAACTGTTGATTCTTAACCATGTCTTGGATTTTAGTCAAGGCACTTTCTTTTTTAGCAGGATCTAATGTTTCTTCTTGACTTGCTTCTGGTTCAGAAAGTCCAGTCTCCATGTTAACATTTCTTTGATAGATATCACCGGTAGTTGCATCTACAAGATCATAGTTACCATACTGATTGATAGTCCATTTTCTACTACCTGACATGAATGATTTTGGTAATTCACCTTTGTTAGCTTTAACTAACTCTTGGAACATCATCATGTCTTCTTCTATAGTGCGCTCATCTTTAACAGGACCTTCAGCTTGATTGTTGAGTTTAGTTGTCTGTGGCACACCCGGTTTTATAGGCATAACCCTTCTCATGGTAATAGTTATTCTATAAGAACCTGCTGGATAACTCTTACCATCAAGCTTGGTAGTTAATGCAGGTAAGAAACTTTTTTGAGGAGTAGGGAATGTTCTATGCCATACTTCTCTATTAACGCCATTTACACCAAATACATAAGCTGTACCATCTTGTAGATCAAGTTTTTTAGGATCTCCATCTCTAGATTCAATTGAGAAATTTCCTGGACCACCAATATTAATTCCAATTACTGGATAATTAATAGCAGATCTACTTTCATCTACATCATTGTGAGAAGAAATAAAAGTATCTTTTTCATATAGATTTATGATGGCCCCATCATAATTGGTCATATCTACACCACTGGCTTTTTGCATAAGCTCTCTGAATCTAGAACTAATTTCACCCAGAGGTTGTCCATTTATTGATTCAGTGTAATAACCATATTTATTTTTATTACCCGGATTGATTACATCTGGAATATTCACAGCCTGTTTTCCGGGATTATTACTTTTATAATCCCATCTTAAACCAAGACCAATCATTTTACTAGCATTAGCACCTTTATTTGTTTTAGCACCTTGCTCTTCTATAAATGGTTTTAAGTAATTAAATAGCTCAAGTTGTTCTTCTTTTGTAAGAGCTCCTTGATTTACATAAATTCCTGGTTTAACTTCTTCTCCTTTGGGTGTTTCAGTAGATTGAGTAGCTTCACTAAAAGTTTTTTCATAAACATTTCTGATAGCTTGTTTACCAGCTTTATTGATTTCTCTAGTACCAATACCTGCAAAGTTCTTTGTAAGAACCGGAACTTCAGATTTAGACCATTCACCATTAAGATTCTTATACCATTGATTTCTTACTTGATCAAATACATAAACTGGTTTACCAGCTTGTATAGCCATTTCCACAGCATATCCTGTACCACCTTGTACCGCAAACTTAAGAAGCTTTCTTGGTTCATTAGATTTTTCATCTCCTTTCCAAATATCACCTTCTTTACCTAATGTACCAATTGCAAATACAGCATCGGAATTAGCAACTTGCGCCCAATTTCTGATCAGTCTCTGATCTTTCATTGTAGTGTACTTATACCCCCACATCTGTTTAGCAGCTTGAGCAACTTTACTTGCTCCTTCTATAGCTATTGGTAAATCTGTAATATCTTCATTTCCTAATGGTGCATTACCTGGTCCTTTTACTCCGGTATAGTAATGTTTATTATTTACCATTCCAAACTCTTTACCAATAATATCCCATTGTGTATCTGAACCAGCAGCACCACCAGAATGATTAGTAAAATCTGCAGGTTTAACACCAGTGGATGGTTGAGTAGATATTTTAGAAACAAAACTTTTAAATCCTTCTATATCTTGTTCAGTTCCTAATATATGTATTTGTTCTGGTTCAAATACTATAAATTGATCTTCATTACTTATATCTTTTACATCCTTAGCAATTAAAGCATCATTATTATTTTTAATAGCTTCTTCAACTTCTTCTTTATAAAACTTAAACCCTTTGTCAGGATTATCTTCAAAATACTGTTTGAAAGACTCAGTTACAGGATTGGTTGTATTTAAAATATATTGAAATATTTTGTTATCAAAAGTATCTTCCTCCTCACTTCCTGCAAGTTGCATCCATCGCCAACCAGACCAATCTTCTGCTCCTTTTTTAGTTGTAAAATAAAAACCATTATCAAATTTAGTGGTATCCTTTCCTTTTCTAAAATTATTAAAAAGTGAACCTTTTTTCTTTGTTTCATTTCTATAAACAATATCTTTTAGTTTACTATTAGGAAATATAGTATCTAAGTATTGAGAGTATTGTTCAAGTGTTCCTATAGATGCTAATTCAGGATTAGAGTCAAATACATCTTGCACACCTTCTTTAACTTCAATTGATTTTTCCAAAGGCCCCTCTTCACCACCTTCTACTTGACCAATCATTTGTAAGCCTGTAGTAAGGTCTACATTTTGGTAGTACACTTCTCCAGACTCCGGATCCTGATCAATCATATCATATAGACCATTGTCATTCAATACCCATATAGCAGACTGTGGCATGGGTTCTCTTTTACCAGTACCATTATTATAGAAAGCACTGAAAGTAGATTTGGCTGTGAAGTGTTTGTTAGGTTTTTTACCACCATTTTTAGAAACACGGTCCAAGAATGCATTGACATCTTCTTCAAAGACAACTCTTTTGCCTGGTGTAAAGTTAGCAGGAACCTCAAAAGAATTTTTTGAAACAGGTACTACAGTGTTTGCATACTCTTTATTTCTAAAGCCTTCAGTATCCACTAAATAGTTTTTAAACCTAGCCTGATTTGATACAACAGCAAGTACTCTAGATAAGCTTTCATTGTTCAAGTAGTTGTTTTGGAACTGTTGTGATGCTCTAACCATTAGGTTTTTATAAGCAGCCGGATCTAACACTTTGTTGAATGACAACTTGCTCTTACCTACACCATGTTGATAATACATCATCAATGAGAATACATTAAAGATCTCAGAGATTCTTTCATTGTCAGCTCTGTTGTTTACCTTATCAATTGTGCGGTCAGCTAATTGTTTCAAGTTAGTATAATAAGCTGTAGCCAGGTTACCTTGGGCTTCTTTGTTATTATTGAGCTGTAAGATTTTTACATTCTCTTTGTTAGGAGTCGGGGATAAGTTAGCAAGGATAGGATAAGTCTCTTTGATATTAAGACTCTCAAACTCATTGATGATTCCCATCACAGCATCAGTATAACTATACTTGGTTTTACCCATGATGTATGCATAGTTAAAGCTTTTCATTAAGGCTTTCTCAGAAAGGAAGCTTTCATAACCAGCTTCTTCACCCATAGTCTCAACTAATCTTTTGTAAGCTTTATTTTCTTCTAAGCTTTCAATAGGATTGTTTTGTCTTAGTACTGCTCTTTCAATTACATAACGGTAGTAACTGGCAAGAGTATCAAATGGATCTTGCTTTAAAGTAAAAGTATCCAAACCTCTACTAGCATAGTTGTCAGGGTCTTCATTAATTGTAAGGTATGCTTTTGTTGCATAGTCTTTCTCAATCTGCTTGGTATTAATTGCAATACCTTCTTTTACTACAATAGCGTCATAAGGAATAGTATCATCTACTATAACATCTTGAGTATCATATACATCCGGGAAGTTCACAAACTCACCTTTCTCATTTGTAAAATTGGATTGGTAGTTTTGGAAGATACTATTGATGTAGCCGTTGTTAAACTGATTGGTAAATCTTTCTTGACCATCTACACCAAACCCAAATTTTCTTCTAATAGTTGCAGATTCAGTAGGGTCTAAGAGTGTGGCATTAATGAAATCAGTTACTGTGTCATTAAGCTTTAATCCAAACAAAGGAGTAATGATATCTCTGATCAACTCATCTTGGTTAAAAGAAGATATGATAGATTCTTTAAATAGCTTTGTTAAAAACTCCTGATCAATAGCTGATGACTTAGCCAACTCTTTGTACATCTCCATTCTTTTGATAACCTGCTGCACTGTTGTAAGCTTAGCTGTATCAGGAGAAAACTGCTGTTGCAAGTCTTTCATTCCACGGAACTGTTTCTCAAGTTCTATGAAGTTCATAAATATAGCAAGAGCTTGCATGCTTTTTGAGTCATTCTTTTGAACGGCATTATCAAGCACACTCATGTTTATCTTACCATTTGGAAGATAATTTTTTGATAACCAGTCTGTAAAGAAGACATAGTTTTCAGCACTTGCAAGTTTAGAAGAATACCCATAGATATAATTGTTTACAGACATATCATCCTTTGACAATGCAATTTTCATTACATCACTTGCCTTAATGCTTTTGTCATTCAAGGCTTTTATCAAAGTACTGAGTTTAATGTCTGCAGGAGTTTTCCCAGATAATGCTATGCTAAATGTTTTATCTAGGTTCTTCACCTTAAGTACATCAAGCAATGCTCTTAGCTTAGCTTCATTTACTTTATCACTAATAGCTTTAACAGCATCTTTACCCTGTGAGTCAAGTACTTTTTCTATGAGTCCTGTGTAAGCTTGACTCTTTGTAGCATTCTTACCTGGATTAAGGATTTCATAGTAAGCACTGTTCTGAATCTTCTGATTTTCAAAGTACTGTTTTACAAGCGGCTGGTTTAAGAAATAGAATATCTCTTCTTCAGAAACACCGGCTTGAATCATATAACTGAACACATCCATTCCTTCTGGTACCAATTGTAGTACAAATGGGAACGGGTTCTTAGCTCTATCTAAGATACCTTGTAGACCATGTGAAATTACATCTGAAATTCTTGTGCCTAATTGGGTTCTTTCTCCACCTAATGAAATAACAGTCTCACCTTTTGAGTTAGTAGTTTCATTATGAGCAAATCTCATTACCACAGGTAGCTTAATACCAGACTCTATACTTCTATTCAATCTTTTGTTAAAAGAAATAACTCTATAACTAGCCGGCATCTTAGCACCAATAGACTTATAAATTGGGTGCCCTTTTGATAACTTGGCCATGATACCCAATGAAGGCTCTAATGATAAGTTTGCTTCATGCACATATAAGTTGTGTGCTGCTTCAAACATTCTTGTAGGACTTGTTACAGTTTCACCTTTAACTGATTTTTTAGCAGGTTGTTTGTGAGCATTTTTATATTTGTCATAGCCCACTTTATTCTTCTCAAGACCTTCTACATACTTATCCACAAGATAAGTACCATTTGGTTTAGTCAAGTATGCATAGTTTTCAGGAAGCATTAAGATCTCAACTGAGATGTTCTTATACTTGTTCTGCAAATACTTCTTCTGGATACTGATCAACTTTCTAGATGACATCATTCCTTCTGGAAGCTTTTTATTGTTCTCTGCTGCTTCTTTTTCTAATGCTTTAGTTTGAGCTAATACACTTTTAAAGTTCTCAATAGGTTGTGGTAATGAACCATCACTGTTGATATTAGTCATGTTCATAAACAACTTATCACCATCAAAGTCAGATCCTGCTTTACCAACAATCTCAGTAGGGAGTATAATGCTGTTACCAAATGCTTCAGGCAAGAAATGCCATACAGTTGCAGCCTCAATAGTTGAGGTAGCATCATTAGGAATCCTTGGACCGAACATTGTTAATGCCTCACGGTGTTTTTCAAACCACACAGGATCTTTAATAAGCTCATTCAATCTGTCAATATCACCTACAGTAACACCATCAAGATCTTTTGCATTTAACAAATTGACATAGTCTCCTTGCAATGCAACAGCCACTTTCATTTCAGTGCTTCTCTTACCCTTGTTTCTAATATAGAAAGGAAGAGTGTTTGTACCTAACAGTTTTTTGATTTCTTCAGGGTCAGTAAGAACTGCATACTCTGTATCCCAAATACCATTAGTAAATGTGCTTGGTGTTTGTACTAAAGGCTCACCATTTGTAACCTGTTTGATCAAGCCTTTCTGAACAAAGCTCATCAATAGCTTTTCAATACTATCAGATTCCGGGTGCAAGGATAAGTCCATTGCAAGCTGTCTGTCTTCAGTGGTATTGATAAGCTTAACTAAGTGTTGTGGAGTGTCTCTGTTTTCTAACTCTCTTCTGATTACTTCAACAAACTCTGTTAGGTTACCAACATACTGACCATCTATAAACTCAAAGCCAACTTCATTAAGTAAGTCTTCTTTTAAGATGTCTGTGTAATCTCTAATTGTTTGGTTGTAAGAATTGAGTAGCTCAGCATTCTTAGCATTTTTTACTTCACCATTAGAATACAAGTTGTCAATAATGATACCTCTGGTTTGTGTTGCAATTGGCAACTCACCTTTAAAGTGCTCATTGATAACTGTTACTTCTTTTAGGTTAGCTAAGTAAATTGGATTTTTTGTAAGCTGGAATTCATACTCACCTTCTGCATCTAATTTATCCTTGATAGCTTTATCTGTATCATTTGTAAAGATGTCATCTAGTGTACCATCTGCAGTTAAGTTAGCTCCTTTAGATCCTGAGTCAAATGTTACATACTGAACGTCTTGTTTCAACATCATTTTATGCAACTTGTCTAGCTCAGAACCTTCTTTTGCATTTACTCCTGGGATCAATGGAATTACGGCAAACTTGTGCATTGCAGTAATTGGTAGGATATCATTTTTAACAGCACCAAAGTAATGCAGCTTATATACAGAGAAGTATTCTCTAACTGTTTTAGGATTTACTGTTTCACCATTGATGATTTTCTGATATAATTCTTCCTGAGCTAATGACCAACCTCTGCCTGTTTCATGAAGTGTACGGTATGCATCAAATGTCATGTATGCCATACCATCTCCTTCTTTCATTTCCTCATAAGCTTTAATATCATTTATGAGCATCTTTTCAATTTCCTCAGTGCTATAACCAGCCTCATCATACTCTTCTCTCCATGCCTCAATCATATCTTTTAGATAGATACTTTTTCTTACAGCATCTCTAATGACAGATGTATTAATTGTTTCTGAGAATCTATAGTTATCATATTCCTTACCAGTTTTTTCTGATAACTTGGTGGCATAGGTTTCTTTGTTAAAGACATCATTAATAAATGTTGCCATACCTTCATCAAAGATAAAGCCTGTACCATCTGAAGTTAATCCAGGGATACGTTTAGACCAGTCTTCTTTGTCATGGTTCCATTGAGCATGATCACCAAACATAATGATAGAAGACTCATACTTATGAATCCAGTCATTGTATTGATATGCTTTTAATAGCTGGTTAACTATGGTAGGATTGTTTCTAAGCTCAGATAACTTTTGATTAGTAAGCTCTTCTGCTTTGTAGCCTAACTTTTCAAACATTGACTTAGAGATGAACTTAAACTTAGATAAGAATAACTCATCTAACTGTTGTGTCTTCTCATTAAAATAAGCCAACATCTCATTAACTATATCTGTCTTGAGTTGATTACCATTTAAGTAGTCAATTAAGTCAACATCAATTTGCTCTTCAGCTAGTTGGTATAAAGCTTTCTTAGTCTCTGGTTTTAATACATTATCAAATGCTGAGAATACTTGTCCTGCAAATACTGTATTGCCATCATCATCTAGAACTTTATTGTTATAACCTGTAGCTCTTAGGTACTGATCTTTTAATGGGCCTCTGAAGTTTTTGATTCTATCAAACTCTCCTTGTAAGTAACCAAATAAATAGTTACCAATAGCATACATCTCACCTTGGCTTCTTCCTTTTACATCTAGTTTTGTAAACATATTCAAGTCTACATATAGATTTTTGTCAGAGCCCTTGGTTATAGTACCT